AGAATTTAAAACTAAAGCTGCAACAATTTTTGAAAGTGCAGTAAAAACTAAAGTCCGTTCAGAACTTGAAAAAATTCAAGAACAAAACGACAAGGTAATGGAAGAACTGGCCGAGACAACCATGACAGATTTGGTTGAGAAGGTTGATGACTACATGAATTACGTTGTTGAACAATGGATGGAAGATAACCAACTTGCTATTGAGCGTGGCCTCAAAGGTGAGATTGCAGAAGACTTTATAAGTGGTATGAAACAGTTGTTTGAGGACCACTATATTGATGTTCCAGATGAGAAGTATGACATTCTGGAATCCAACTTGACTAAGATAGAAGAGTTGGAAGATAAATTAAACAAACAGATGGAAGAAAATATCCAGTTGAAAAAGCAGAAGGGTGAACTTGTAAAGGAGTCCATGATTTCTGATATTGCTGATGGGATGACTGATACTGAAACTGAGAAGTTCCAAAGTCTGGTTGGAGATGTTGAGTTTTCCGATGAAGATTCTTACAAAGAGAAACTTCAAACGATTAAGGAAAGCTATTTTGGAACCGAAAAAGTAAATACTGATAAGGTACTTACTGAAGAAGGTTCTGAAGAAACAAATGCCGTTGAACCATCTGATACAATGTCAAAATATTTGACTGCTATTGGAAAAGATGCAAAACGGTCTAAAAAATAATCTGAATACTTTTTAAGGAGTAATTTATGTATAATTCAGAAGGCCTCCAAGAGAAGTGGCAACCAGTTTTGAATCATCCCGATCTCCCAGAGATCACTGATTCGTATAAGCGTGCAGTTACCGCTGTTATCTTGGAAAACCAAGAACGTGAACTTAAAGAATCTCGACAGATGTTGCAAGAGGCAGAAATGTCTACTGGATCTGATGTTGCAAATTGGGACCCAGTTCTAATTTCTTTAGTTCGTAGAGCTATGCCGAATTTGATGGCATACGATGTTTGTGGTGTTCAACCTATGAGTGGACCTACAGGACTTATTTTCGCAATGAAAGCCCGCCTTACAGGTGGTGCTACAGGGAATGCAGAAATTCTTCATGACGAAGCAGATACTGCTGACTCTAACTCGACTCTTACAGGGTCGCAAGCTGGTGCAGAGCCTGGATTGTTAAACGATGCCAGTGCAACTGCTTCAGTTACATCTGCTGCAGACATTCCTGATATTTGGGGTGTGGATACTGCCGGTGATTATAACGTCAAAGGTGCAGATTTAACTGCTACTGGAGAAACGTATGATGACTCTGGTGCTCCAGTATTCCAAGACATGGGATTCACCATTGAAAAAGCAACTGTTACTGCAAGGACACGTGCCCTGCGAGCTGCATACACAATGGAACTTGCACAAGACTTGAAAGCTATTCATGGTCTTGATGCCGAATCAGAATTGTCAAACATTCTCAGCACAGAGATTCTTGCTGAAATCAATCGTGAAGTAATTCGCACAATCTATATCACCGCTGAAAAAGGTGCCCTAGGAACAACAAATGCTGGACGTTTTGACCTTGATACTGATTCCAACGGACGTTGGTCAGTAGAAAAATTCAAAGGTCTACTTTTCCAAATCGAGCGTGATGCCAATGCTATTGGAATCAGAACTCGCAGAGGAAAAGGAAACATCCTCATGTGTTCCGCTGATGTAGCATCTGCATTGTCAATGGCTGGTGTCCTTGACTATGCTCCTGCAATGTCAACAAATCTGAGTGTTGATCCAAGTCCATCAGGAAGTACTTTTGCTGGAACGATTAATGGTCGGATCAAGGTTTATGTCGATCCTTATAACTCGACTGCTGCAGCCGGTGGTGATTGGTATGTTGCCGGTTATCGTGGTTCATCTGCATATGATGCAGGATTGTTCTACTGCCCATACGTTCCATTACAAATGGTTCGTGCTGTCTCTGAAGCAACTTTTCAACCAAGGATTGCTTTCAAGACACGTTATGGTATGGCAATCAACCCATTCGCTAAAGTGGGAGCAACAGGGGCAATTGATGCCGCTTCGATTCCATTTACTGCCGATAGTAATTGCTATTATCGCAGAGCTCGGGTTAATAACATTATG